GCCTCGCGGCTCACCTGGGTATAACAATACTCAACCCTATGGTACACAAACAGAGACAGATAGTTCCTCCCAGCCTTCCGGCTGGGTCGATAACGAATACGTCGTCAACCCCTCCTGGGTTGTTTACGACCATTAACTGGGGCGCGGGAACTTCATCGTTCCCCGTTCTAACCGAAGTCATTGACTACGGTAAAGGTCGCCCGTATTGGAACTATTGCAATCACACAAAGGAATCTTGGGAATACCTGGAAAGCCAGGTAAACATGAGATTCTATGAAAATATCGGGAGTCCCGATATGTTTTATAATTTTGTGGGTTTTAAACCCCACAAGATCTTCTGGGCGCTTGCACAGAGTCATTGGACTGCTAATACCAACCTTGGTAATGTAGTCCCAGACATTAACAACCTCATCGCTGAGGGGGTTATTGCGTTATGGCCCGGAGTCGAACAACAAATGGATGAATCCATGGCGAATTTCGCCATAGATCTTCCAAAGTTAAGTAAACTACGGGGCACGATGACTCGTCTTACTTCATTCCTAAAAACACTAAATGGCATAATGCGAAGTCGCAAAATGCCACGTGTCAAAAGTTTGAAGCAGGCTATCTCTGTGTTGTCCGAACTACATTTGGTAAACCAATATGTAATTAAGACAACCTACGACGATCTGACTTCAATAGTGAAGTCTCTTCGTAACGCACGCTCAGTGCTCAATCGCCTTCGGGCGAATCAGCATCGAATCGTCTATCGTAGATGGCGTAAGCATCTAGGTGGGAACACTCCTGTCAGGTCGACAGCAGTTGGTACTACCTGGAGCTGGCCATACTATTCTACGAGAAACGGTGGTTACGCGGTTGACCTCGAGGTCTGCTATCCGCGAGCGAGCTTTGTATCCCATATGTGGTACTCTTATGAGTTACCAGATATGAATCCGCGTCTTGCGGAATTGGGTGCACTCCTTGATATGTTAGGACTCAACCTGAATCCTCGCATAGCTTGGGATGCATTGAAATATTCGTTTGTTGTTGATTGGATACTCCGAGTTGGAGAATTCCTTGATCAATTCAAACGCCCATGGATCAAGCCCGTAGTTCAAGTTCACGATCACTGGTGCACATTACATACCCTTAAAAGGGGTGTAATACGCAACTGGAAATCCAGATCACTTAATAATGATCCAGCGACCGAATATGGACCAGTGTCCATTGCGCGAGTCACATCGGAGGTTTTCCTCCGACGCCCTTGCAATTCTGGCTACCTGAGTCTTAAGACATCAGGTTTGTCTACATATGAATTCACTATGGCCGCAGCCCTTTTGGGGTCGCGGACTAAGGTACGTTCATAAAGTTAGCATTTTGCTAGCTGCCAGAACTCTCCTTGCGGAGAGTCCTAACTAGACGACCAAGTGCCGGCTTGTATAAACCGGAACAGCGACTTTTGTTGCTGTTAACACGTCCAATACTCCCTTTAGGGAGTCTCAAACTGCATGTTCGCAAACCTCATTGAAGACATGAACGATGGTGCCGCCGATCACGATTATGATCTCCGAGAAATCGGAAATCAGAAAACCGTTCGGTACGACACTTCAGCTGCACTCGATCAACCTGCAACGTTAACCATATCCCATACAAGTACGGGATCTGGTGACGCGCAGTTTCGCAATTCCCTTGTTCGCTTTGACGCGATCAGGGAACGCGAGGATGGAGTTCAGGGGCTCGAGTCTGTCTATGTCGTCGTTCGAACACCTGTAAAGGTGTCGAGCGCGGCCAACATCAACAAGTTGATCCTTCAATTGAAGGATTTTCTTGCCACCGCTGGCTACACGGACAAGCTCGTGGCAGGTGAAATCTAAAGAGATTCCACTGCCTGGTAACGGCCGGCATACGAAAGTTTGCCGGCCGCTTACAGCTGGTTCTGTCGGTATCGTCGTTCCCAAGTCTATATAGACTTGGCTTCTACTGCTAGGTTTACAGCATGCTCCATGACAACTATGAGGAGTAATACTCCCGTATTGGCTAAAAGCATGGATTACGTTAACGTAATCGCCTGTCTACTCAGCAGCGTGTATGACACACTGGGTATGGTAGTTACACCACGCTATAAGCGTCTAACGATCGAAAAGATCGCGAAACGTTTTAAGCGCGAAGGCTATGGCTTCTTTACGAAGTCATTGCCCCGTCTCGGTAAGGCCCTTGATAGGGCTTTACTCGGTCAAAATGCGTTAGACTCTATTGGCTTCTCGAAAGAGACCAATAGCCAGATACCAAAATTATTTGGCAACCTGTTCAAACGTGTGTTTGACTTAAACGGAGAGGTGCTTCCTAACCCTTGTGTTAGCAGCATCCGGGCTCTAAGACAGCTCACATTCATGTTCTATAAATATGAACTGAAATATGACCAGATACTCGAAACCAAGGTACTCAAAGACTTCCGGCAAGCAGAGATCGACGTCCATAAGGACGTGCTCTACCTGTCTGATTACTTTGATGGTACATTTGGCACGGGATCTCTTCCACTTAGGACTAGATCATCTCGGCAACGTTGCCGCTATGATCGAGCGTCTTCGGAGGAAGTAGATCTTCTCAGGAAGGCCCGTCGTTTAGTTACCCAACTATTCGATGGTTTCGACCTGTCGTGTATTACTCCCAGACACGGGCCGGGTGTGGTCTCTACAAAAGAGACTATGTCCGATAAGTTCGTGTTCAAACGGATGAATCCACGAGCGCAGATGATGTTTCCATTTGACAAACACATGTTTGTCAATATGGATCACCTGTGTGACGATCTACATTCACTTGAGAATGTAGATATTAAAGAATCCTCAGCCCAGGTTGTCCTGGTTCCTAAGGATTCGCGTGGCCCACGTGTTATATCTTGTGAACCATTGGAAAACCAATGGTTGCAACAGGGTATAATGCGCGCTATGGTACAATGGATAGAACATCATCCTCTAACGAGGAATGATATTCATTTCACTGACCAAGAACCGAACCGTATGGCCGCCCTAGCGGGCAGCTATCACGGAGAGCTCGCAACGCTTGACCTAAAAGAGGCCAGCGATCGAGTGTCGGTGTGGCTAGTAGAGCAGTTGTTCCCAGAGCCCATTCTTGGCGCTCTGCTTGCAACTAGGTCTCTGTCGACGAAAATGCCTGATGGCACGGTATTACCCCTGCAGAAGTTTGCTCCTATGGGATCAGCAACTTGCTTTCCCGTATTAGCTACAACTGTGTGGGCGATATTGCGCGCAGGCATGGCCGGTGCAGACGGTAAAACCGTCTTAGTGTACGGTGATGACGTGATAGTAGAAACGGCAAGTGCCGCGCACGCTATCGAACAACTTGAGACCTTTGGTCTCCACGTTAATCGTGACAAGAGTTGTATCAGTGGACTCTTTAGAGAGTCATGTGGCATGGACGCCTATTATGGCGAAGATGTCACTCCCGTTCGTTTTCGAACGGTCTGGTCATCATTACCCGCCGCAGGTCCTTTCGAATCATGGGTGGCTTACGCCAACTCATTATATTCCAAAGGCTACGTTGAACCCGCAATGTTCATTGCGGAAAGGCTAAAGGCCGTTTACGGTCCAGTGCCTGTCGAGCTCGAGGGCGAAGTGTGGAAGCAAAACAAGAATGGATCTTTCCATTTGAGTCCCGCTCCTACACTGAGCTACCCCGCGCTTGTGTTTGACTACGATGGTAGTCTTACCATACGAACAAAGGTTCACTATGACTATCAACGCATAGTGAAACGTGTTCGAATAGTCGCGCCTGAAATGCTCAAATGCGATCAGTCAGGATGGGTGTCACTCTTCCGCTACTTCACCGAGAGGTGTCGTAGTGAGGATGATACCATGAATGACCATATCGTGAGCACGTTAGTGCGTCTGGCTCAGGCGAGCCAAAGGTCGATAGACGATGCAGTCGATTGCCAACCTGGTACGTCAGATTTGGAAATAGCCGAACTGGCTGATTCCACGTCTTATACGTATCCGGAGCATCTTCTCGCATCCCTGTCTAGTTTGACAGGATTACCGTTACCTGTTGTGCACAATTGCATAACGGCACAGCTGTCTCGTCACCTGTTAAAGGTAAACGTGCTTAATGCACGTAAGCCTCTACCGCTTGATGTTTACAGCGTACCCCACAGCGCAAAACTGCGCTGGGCATGGCGATAAACACCTCAGACTTTGTCTGAGTGATGGAGAGGGGGCGCGATAAGCGCCCCCAATCCGTGGAGAGTTACT